TAACGTAGCTAAACGTAAGTTCTTTGGACGATCCACCATTAAAGACGATGCAGGTCTTACAGACTTAGAGCAATCAGTTGGTAAGTTAATTGATGACGAGATGGCAACAGGAGCAATACCTAGAGACAAGCAAGACGAGATAATAACTTTGCTTAAGTCTCGCTTTGTTGGTGGCGAACAGTCACCATCCAAAGCAAACACCTTATTAAGAAACACAGGGTACATGGGAACTATTGCTAATCCCTTATCAGCCATTACTCAGTTAGCTGATGTTGCTCAATCAAATGCTTTATATGGATTTAGAAATACTATAGCTTCTATGTTTGGTACTAAGGAAATGAAGCTAATTGACGTAGGTTTAGAAAATGTACTAACTAAAGAGTTGGGAGGTGACTTATCTAAGTCTGGTCAGGCACTTTCTGCAATGCTTAAGGCTGTTGGGTTCTCTACTATTGATAGACTAGGTAAAGAAACTTTGATGAACGCTGCATTGAAGTCAGCGAGAAAACAAGTCAAGACTCCTAAAGGTGAAGCAGCCTTTAGAAAAAAACATCAAGGTATTTATGGTGACGAGATAGACTCTTTGGTTGCTGATTTAAAAGCAGGCAGCATTACCCCTAATGTTAAGTTACTTTCTTTTAACAACCTCGCTGATATACAGCCAGTTGCTCTTATGGAAATGCCTCAAGGATATCTTGATAATCCTAACTGGAGAATCTTGTACATGCTTAAGTCTTTCACATTGAAGCAGTATGACATTGTACGAAGAAACGTTGTACAAGAGTGGAAGAAAGGTAATAAAGTACAGGCCACAAAGCAAGCCGCTTTACTAGCAGGGTACTTAACAGCCGCCAATACAGGCGTGGGCGTGACTAAAGACATACTAAACGGCAGAGAAGTGCGACCAGAAGACCTGCCTGAAAAGGCTTTGTGGGCTTTGCTTGGTGTCTTTGGAATGAACAAGTACACCGCTGAAAGATACCTTGGTAGAGGAGACATTAAAGGTGCTGTCATAAACACTTTAGCCCCTGCTACTCCATTAATAGAGGCTGCTTGGAAAGGAACTACAGAAGTGTTTGAGGAAGAGCCTGACTATGCTCCTGTATTAAAAGGTGTGCCTGTGGTTGGCCCACTAGCTTACAACTGGTTTGGTGGCGGTGCAGAAAAATACAACGAAAGACTGAGGGATAGTGATTAATGTCTACTTACTTAGGCGGTACACAATCTAGTTACGGAAGCCGCGTAGCTGACTTGACTCCAGAACAAATCGAACAGAACGCTAGAGATGCCCTAAGTTTAACAGCAGACTTTACTCCTGTTGTTGGTGAGATTAAATCTTTTGCAGAAGCAGAGCAAGCAAGAGAGCAGGGTGACTACCTCATGGCGGGTCTTGGGTATGCAGGCGCTATCCCTCTGGCTGGCATGGCTGTCCGTCCAATTAAGGGCATGTTGTCGAGCGCAGGTAGTCTAATTAATAAAACAGCACAGAACGTACCTACGCGAATCCCTGAGTTTTATAGTAACCCAGTGAAGGGTGCAATTAACTTTGGTAAAGAGTATTCAAAAGCTATTGTGCCTTCAATTAAAGAAAGTATTGATCCACAGGCTGTAGCAAAGCGTAGGGTTTTAGGTATCTCTGATTCAAAGCTAGATGATTGGATAAGCGAAGTAGGACAGGACGCAGAAAAAACAGCCATCTCTATCAACCGTCAAGTTGATGCTCCAGAAGACACACTACTTGAGAAAGGTATTGTTGGTCTTAACTACTTAGACTCTCGTATTCCTAGAGAAGACGTAGCTACCTTGTCTTCTGCTGTTGGTCAGGGTTTTAGAACTTCAGGAAAGATTCCTGAGTCTATCGTTGAAAGAGCCACTAAGCATTTAACTGATGGCCCTCATATTAAAAAGCAAAACTACAGATATGATTATCAAATTAAAGACCCGTCCGTAGATAAGAACATAGGTTATGTAGAATCTATTGGGGTGTCAGGTGCAGGTGCGCCAGTAGTTAGGGCGCTTCACGGGAAAGCCACAGATACTTACTTAAGCTCTGTTAATAAATTAAATAAGATTGGTGGTAACAAAGCTGTATCGAAACTCCAAGGTAAAGACATGGTAGAGTTTATGCAAGTCTCCTCTACTTTAAACGGAGATGCGTATCAGCTAATGAAAAAGCTAGGGGTTGGTGGTCAGCCTAGTCAAATGTTAGATACTTTGTTGTTGGCTAGAGCAAAGTCAGCTAAAGGTTTAAAGATTTACAAAGGAGAACAGAAAGCTCTGGACTCTTTTAATAAACTGCTAAACACCCGCGCAATAAAGATGGCTAGAGTTAGCGATGAAGCAGGGAATCCTGTTGGCGCGAGGAACCTTGTAGACATAAAAGAGCCTGAAGGTTACTTAGTGACACAGCAGTCTTTTAATTCAAGACAGAAAGAACTGGGAGGCGTGAACGCTTTTGTAGTGGTTGACCCTAACAAAGAAAAGATGTATACGATGTTAAGCGATGGGCATGATATTTTAGGTAAAGACCCTGTTGGTGGACACGGTTTGATTACTGCATCTCCTCTCATTGAGTCTTCAATTAAGACAGGTGCTAAGTATAACAACAAGCAGATAAAAACTAACAGGACACCCAGAAAAATAAACAGGGCTATTAAAGAAACGGAAGCAGTAACAGGCATAAAGAAAACCGCAAATGAAACAAACGAGGCATATACAAAGAGAGCCTTTAGAAACTCTAGGCCAGCCGTGACACAAGCTGACAGAGATAGAGCAGCGTTAGCTAGGAACAAGCTAGTAGGTACAGGGTTACTAACTACAGGTGCTGTTGCATACGCGGCTTCAGATGATGAATAAAAAAGGGGGCATTGCGCCCCCAAGTTGTAACATGTTATATCTAAACTATCTCACATGCACCACCGACACACGCTAACTCCTGACTCCCTGTCGTGTTGTCTTCCTCCTCAAACTTACCTAAGTCCTCCCAGTCTACACCCTTTGGCATGGCTGCTACTAACTCCTTGAACTTGTCAGCATCTATGTCTTCATACGGAGCTTGTTGATATACATGGTCGCTATACGGCAACAAACTAATCCCACTACACAGATCAAAGTTATCCCATATCCACTGCGCTATCTGCAAGAACTCACTGTCTGTATAATACACTGTGATACTTGGTTTATGTTCGCACCAATGGTTCTGGTAGGCTTTCCAAAGTTCTAGCTGCTGCATTGCCCCTACTTCTTTGACAGTCACGGATGTCTCAGGTGACTTCACAGGGAAGCTAAACACTGCTGATGTAGGCGACATAACATCCTGCTCTACTGGGAACCCTGCTCCTTCCATAAAGATTGCAAGCGGGTCTTTCTTATCGCTACGGACTCTGCGAATGTAATGCTTAGAGAAGCGAGGATGGATACCACTAGCAGAATCGACAAGCTGAGATACAGTACCGCTAGGCTTAACGCATGTAATAGCCGCAGACTGATTAATACCAAGTTTCTCAGACCACTTCTTATTAGTGTCAACACATACATCCCGCACTTCCTCCAGCCACTTAGCCAAGTCCTTAGACTCTCCCTTACTCAACAGGTAATGATCCATAATGCCTGTCATGCTGACACCCAGCAGGGCTTCCTCTTCCGTGTTCTTCTTCCAGCAGTTACGCAGGTAACGGAAGTCTGTCAAGGTAGCCTGTAGTGTACCAATGATAGCCGCGATCTCTGCCTTCTTCTTGAGACTGTCCAGTGTATCATCTTCACGCACTACAATCTCTGACAGGTTGCAGAACTGATTACTACGCAGGATGATCTCAGAGCATGGGTTAGTACCAAAGTCCTGCTCACTGTCACGCCTACCGTTACGCGCTGCAATCTTCTGTGCTGCCACACGGCTAAAGATACCACGCTCACCCGCCTTGCTCTCGTACATGTTCTGCATCTCTGACAGGAAGGACTCAAAGTCTGGCTTCTCAGTGTACGCTACGCTGTTGTTAGCCAGCCTACGGTGGCCCTCGTTACGCCACCAGTCTCCTGACTTAGCCTTAGCCATACGCTGATCTGACAGGTTCGACAGGCTAATAAGCGCAGACCTACGCACACCACCTACCACTACAATGTCAGCAATCTTACACACTACATCATGGCACTCAATGCTGGTCAGCTTGCGTCCTGCTGCCTTCTGGAATATCTCTACGCAGAAGTGGAACAGATCAACCAAAGGCTCTGGCCCTGACGCACGACCACCAAAGGTCTTGAGTCTAGCTCCTGCTGGACGTACTCTGCTCATGTCCCACTCAGGTATCTTACCAGCGTACAGCATAGCGATAAGCTCACGGAATGCAGAGGCCCAACCAATCTTGCTATCGCTGACCACGATCACACTGTCTGTCTTGTGGAATGTCTCAGCAACTACTGGCAGCTTGGTGATGAAGTTACGTTCAACACTAAAGCCTACACCTGTGCCGCACATCAGTACATACATTAGCTCGTCAAAGCTGCGCGGTGAGTCAATGGCTAGGTAGCTACAGTTGAACCCAGCTACGTTGTCCTTGTCTAACGCATCACCTGCTGTCATCATGCAGCGCATGGATGGCATTACTTCCATGTTGTGTATAGCATTGAATAACTTAAGGGCTACCTTATCGTCTATCTGTCCACGGTCTTTCCAGAAGTTTACATACCTGTTGACTGTCTCGTCCCAACGCTCTCGTCTGCTCTCCTCTGGTAGCCAACGTGCGTACCTGCTCTTGTGTATAAACTGTTGATACTGATCCATCTTATTCTCCGTCATTCTCAAATACTACCATCATAGTTAGTTTGTTTAAGTACCAACCTGCTTTCTGTAAGTCCTCTACCTGCTTACCCTTGTAATCATAACGCCACAGATACTTCATGCAGTTGCCCTTGAGGTATCCTTTGAATGCAACACTGGACATGGACTCCTCTATTGCTTCAATGCACTCTATGTTGCCTGTGTTGTAATGCTCTGGGCTGTTGACTACATCCTCTTCCTCCCACGCATCCGCTGCTTCATCGTGTGCTGCCTTCATCCACGCGTCTAATCCTGTGGCTTGCTTTTCAATGGCTGGTGCATCCTTCTGTAGCCTGTCCCAGTCTGCTGGTGTTGCGTCATTAAGTCTCATCTTCAAAGTCCTCTGCTATTCTGTCAAAATCTCTGATTATCCTACGTTCAAATGCCTCTACTAAATCGTATGTCGTGATTGATAATAATTCACAAGTCAACTCTTCATCCAGATGCAGTATCAGTTTCTCTTTAAGTTCCTCTAGTGTCATAGCCATTAGACTTTCTTCCTTTTAATATACCTTGTCAACTCCTTGGCTGTCTCAATGGTGAAGTGTTTGAATCCTTCTTTGTCACACCACTCTCCCATTGTTATCTTGCCACCCTTGCGTACCTTCTTGCTAGGGTTTGACAACACAAAGACTAACTCCCACTCTGGCATTGAGTCTCGTATGGCCGTGTACTTCTGTGTATCACCGACCCTGAAGAACCCCTTGCACTCTACCAGTACCGCCTTGCCTTCATGTACAAAGTCAGGGAGGTACTTCTTGTGGACTGTGTACGGTAGATCGTATGGCTCAAACTTGTACTGTCCGTCTAGCTTCTCTGCTAAATCCTTCTCAAGTCCTGATCTAAAAGCCCTCTTCATCTGCCTTGATCTCCTGTACTCGTGGTTCGTTTACTACGTCTACTAAGAACTTTGGCCCGTATGAATACTTGAAGACTCTTAACTCTGGGTAGCAGTGGTCTTTGAACTGACAGTACGAGCAACCAATAGAGAGCTTTGAGTTTCCTGACTTGCCGTCTGGCACAGGCTGGTAACACCACTCCGCTGGTTCTGGCTGCTCTACTAGCTTTTTTATGTGCTTAACTCTGTCAGTAATGTCACCCTTCAGTACCTCATACACGGGAGCCTGAGTATCCTCAAGGTCATACTTAAGGTAAGTCAAGTGACCATTGGCCTTGTCCATAGCCAGCCAACCAAACTGTGTCTCGCCTTCTGAGTGAGCGTATGCCTTGATCTGATCTATGTAACCAAAGGGATCGTCAAAGGCCAGTGATCCGTCCTTAAACTTCTTGAACCCAAAGCTACTGGCAGACTTAACGTCAGTCACAATGCCATCTATCTTGCAGTCCATGTGACCTACGATACCCTCTACCTTGCACACCTTCTGCTCGTCAGTGACTGTGTGTCCTGCCATGCGAGTCAAGAACAACAACATCTCCTCAATCAAGTGACCATACATAAACTTGATGTAGGTGTGAGGCTGTAGCTTCTCTCCCTCTGTACCGTTGACATGGTTCCAAAGATAGCGGTCAGTGCGGCCAATGTTCGACAAGCGTAGCTTGCGGTTATCCTCTCGCTTCTTCCGACCAAACTCAGTACGCATCAGTGCCTTGACACCTTCACCGAACTTGTCTATCTCTGCCTCTACGTCTACAGATGGGTCAGCGTCCTTGCTTTCCATCAGAGCGTAGATGTCCTGTACTACATCCTCAACACGCTTCATCATACTCTCCTATGATAGAATCAATCCATCGTTTAGCTATCTCTACGTCACACTTGAACCACTCGTTGCGCTGTTCAAACATGTCAGACAAACGCTTGTGTGCTTCAGCCTCTGTAGCCCTGCGGTCTGGTGTGTCTACCACATAGGATAACTCATAGTCCCTGTAAGGTGAGGATGTTTGATAGTTACCTGCTCTATCCTCCGCATCCACTGCCATCCCTACCTTGACCCAGCCTTCCCATGCAGGATTGGTAATGACGTACACCTGACCCTGTGGGTTGTCCTTGAAGTTCTCTAGGGAACTAAAGGCTGCATCCTCAAACCCTTTGTAACGTCCCGCTTTGTACAGGGGGTGTGTCTTAGGTATGTATTTCCCATTGACGTACATCTGTTTAGCGTTCTCCTTCTTCTTAGTCTCTGGGTTATCCTTGTAGTACATGGGCTTCCCAGTGGCAGAGTTAATGCGTGTCTGCCCAACTGTTTCCAACTTTGTAATCTCCGGTGAGAGGGCAGTTGAGTTTGTAGTGGAGTCCTGCTGCTTCAATACAGCTAACTGCCAACCGTCCGAAAACCTCTGCTTTCTCTTGCTTGACCTCTGTCTGGATTTCATCATGTATGTTTCCTATAATGTTGTATTGTATACCCCATATTGTAGCATATTCCTGCAACAAACACAAGGCTTTCTTCATCACTACGGCTCCTGCTGACTGCAATAGACTGTTCAGTGCAGCGTGTTCGGATCGTATTGACACCCGTCTTCTATCCAAGCTAAGAACATAGCCTCTTGTAGCCGCCACTCCAACTCGTTCTCGTAACTCTCTAAGAGCTGGCGTATTTGAGAGGAACTTTTCCTTAAGTCTTGCACCATCACGCTTAGTTCCTCCAACGATACTTCCGACCTTGGCGTCTCCTGCTCCATAAAGGAAAGCGTATATAAAAGTCTTTGCTTGATCTCTAGTGTCAAGGCCCGCAGCCAACTGGTTTGCCGTGTGAATATCTCCATTGAGAATTTCATTAGTGTATCCCTCATCGTTCATGTAATGGGCCAGCATGCGTAACTCTAAACCACTAGCGTCACAACCCACAAGTTTGTACCCTTCTGGTACAGTCCATACATCTCTACATTGCTTGCCGTAAGGCGAGTAGACTGCTGGAATCTGTCCCATGTTGGGGCTTGAGTGCGTCATGCGGCCTGTCACAGCGCCACAAGCATTGACGTACCCGTGTACTCTACCATCATCCTTAACTGCATCTAACCAACTCTGCACCTGTGCTACACGCTTCTGTATCATTAGGTACTCGCCAATCAAAGATGCCTGTGGTATGCCTTCCACTTTACTTAGCACTGCCTCGTCAACGATAGGCTGTCCTGTCTCAGTGAACTGCTTAGGCTTCCAGCCAAAGTATTGTAGGTAACGTCCTATCTGCTGTCGTGAACCCAAGTTAAACACTGGGTAGTCAAGACGGCTGAAGGGTGCGACCACAGTAGTCCAGTGTTCGCCTAGAAACTTAAGCCCAACAACCGAATGCGTACCATCTTTCTTAATCTTGGGGGTAATCTCTTTGACAAATGTTGGTAACGGTTTGAAAGTTTGTAACACTTCATCTTCAAGGTCATACTTCTTCTCCTTTAGTTCTGCTAATAATAAAAAGGCTTTCTCTTGGTCTAGCTTCCATCCTGCTTTGATTTGCTGCGAGATAATACTTTGTACTCTATGCTCAAGATCAATGCTCTCGCTTCCAAAGCCATCAAGTTCAGTGAGCAATCTCTTGTAAGCCAAGACATTAACTGCAACATCTTGTGAACAGTAGTCCACCATATCCTGCGAAAAGTTATCCCAATCACTGTGTTCTCCTTTTGGTTGTCCTAGTATATTGCCCCAGTTTTCCAGCGAGTGACCGCCTTCGCGCTGTGGGTTTGCTAGTCTTGACATGACTAATGTGTCAGTAACTTTGCACTTACTGAAGTCTGTATTTAACAATCGTTCTAGCACTGGTATGTCATAGTCAATTATGTTGTGACCTATGACTTCACAGTCACCTAGCTCCTTGATCCAGACACTGAACTGAGCTACCTCTTCCTGTCTCCACACAGTAACGTCACCTGTGGATAACTCTTGAGCCACAATGCACCACACCTTGTCAGGGTTAAGACCATTGGCTTCAATGTCGAATACAAACTGTCTCATTAGAACTCCGCTTTATCATCCGGTACTGGACAGTTAGTCTCGATCATGCGACCAGACTCCTTATCGTAGTACAGGTAACATGCGGGGCCAGTCAGTCCAACAAATCTATTCTTCAACACACGAACGCAAGTAGTGTTCCGTATCTCAGGGTCAGCGTGTTGCTGATCTCGCTCTAACCCCAGAACTATGTCGCTAAGTTGCGCGATTGCCGCTGATCCTCTGAGTTCTCCCAGACTGATCTTGCCGCCATCTTCATGCGCCTTGGCTCCACTTGGTCTGCGTAGGTGTGACACAAGGAACAACCCCACGCCTGTCTCCTGCACCAGCTTGCGGAGATTGGTCATAATGCTGTCGATAGCCTTGCGCTCGTCACCATTGTCCTGATCGCTGACAACAATACTGAGGTGGTCAAGGATAATCCACTTGCAGTCCAGTCCCTTAGCCATGTAGCGTATGCGTCCTAGCAAGTTATCCTCATTTGTACTGCCCCAGTGATCGAACATAAAGATACGTCCTGACCCCATCGTCCTGTCCCAGTATCCCTTCTTCTCGTCCTGAGTTACTGTCTTGTCCAAGTGCAGTTGCTTGTTAGCCTCGATAGACATGATGCCTAACGCTGTCTTGGGGATGTCCTCCTCCAGCGCAAGGATACCTATGTTGTCGTCTGTCGCACCCAGTAGGTAATGCTCTAGCTCCCTGACGATCTGTGACTTGCCCATGCCTGAGCCTGATGTGATAGTCACAAGCTCCTGCCTACGGAAGCCATGGGTGTACTCGTTAAGGCAAGACCACGGGTAGTCAATGGACTTGACGTTGGACTGCTTGATGATCATGTCCCACGTTTCATTACCTGCAACGATACCATCTGGACGATATGCCTTAGCGTTCCACCACTCCTTAACAAAGTCCTGCACCTTACGAGCCTTGAGCATGTCGCCTGCATCCTTCATGGATAGCTCAACATTCTTAGCCTTGTTAGGTGTGAACAGGTCAAGCACTGAACGTGCTGCCTCCTGTCCTGCCTTGTCGCTGTCAAAGCAGATCACTACATTCTCAAAGGACTCTAGCCATTCGAGGTTTGCTTTGATGTCTTTGGTTGCACCTGCTGCACCTGATCTGATGGAGACAACAGGCCACTTGCCGTCAAACATCTCGTTGACTGCCAGTGCATCAGCCTCGCCCTCTGTGATCGTAATGTATTTGCCGCCACCCTTGAACGCCTGCTGGCCGAACAACGCTGCATTCTCAAAGCCTCCTGTTGCATAGAACGATTTGTTTTCTACTATCCGTACCTTGGTTCCTGTCACCGCACCTGTGTCCTTGTCGTGGTACGGGTAATGATGCTTTACAATTTGTCCGTCTGTGCCGTACTCAACTGTGACACCATAGCGTTGTGCTGTGGCTTGGTTGATACGCCTGTCGGGGATTGCAGCTATTACTCCTGTCATTTCTAATGACCTCGCTGGTTTCTGTTGGATGCTGATAACCTGACCATCACCTCGCTCGTAATGTGAACAGCCGCCCGTGAAGCAGACGGCATGCCCATCAGAGTAACGAGCCAAGTTATCCTTAGAGCCACACGCAGGGCATGGCTCATGTCGGACAAAGGTTGACTCAACTGTCATTAGAAGTCCTCACCACCTTCCTGCTCTGCAACTTCCAGTACCTTGATCTTGTTAAGGTAGGTGGACGTTCCGTGTACAGGATGGGGCTGACCTTCTGCCCACAGCAGACGTACCTTAGAGCCGCGACCAATGCGACCAGCAAAGGGCTGACCATCTGCATCCATCACAGGTACATCATATTTTGTACTAAACTTACGTTGCTTAGTACCCTCGTACTCGCGCAGCTTGACACCCATACCAGCCAACTGCTCTGCGGTCTGGTCGTCTAAGCTAATGACAACTGAATACTTGCCAGTGGATTGACCCTGATACATCTCGTGGGTGTCTAGGTTTTCAAACGCTATTGTACCTTCTACTACTGCCATAATTACTATCCTTCTAGGTTGTGGTTTGATACTACTTAAGTATCGTTTGGTTAAAACTTTAAAGATTAATACTAAACATTTCCCTTTAATACCTGAATATTATATCAAGCATTGACCAGCCTGTCAAGCTCTTCATTGCTTAAACTATCAAATACTTTGTTGACCTCCTCCAAGACCGCATCGTTAGAGTGTGCAGCGCATTCGTTACACAGGTCAAGATGCTGGCCTGTTTGGTGGTCAATCCTTTTTAGTTCGTACTCGTTCAGTATAACGTCACACGCTTTACATCTACTCATTGGGAAATACCTCGTTGTGTTTGCTTACCATGTCACCATAGGGGTTGTTGTAATACTCGTCACGCATCTGCTGTGCCACTCTGGATGTCAACTCAGATAACGACATGCAGTATACCTGATACTCAATCAACTCGTCAACCATGACATGTGCTTTGGGTTCAATCCAATCGCTTGGCTCGTAGCCTATCATGTGTTCTTTAATCTTGCTCACTGCTCCACCTCCTCATATACACGACCATAGCTGATTAGAATGAAGGGCAAGTGTAGCAGCACACCTTCAAAGGGCATGGCGTAGGTTTCGCCAGTCTCACTGTTAGCACACCACACCGCCCTGCTATCTGCGAACTCAAGGAACAAGCCGCACCCATTAATCAACTCTATGCTCAACATTCTACCAAATATCATCATAACTCTTGCTCCTCTAGTATACGCTGCACCTTCTTATCTATAGCCATGCAGATAGGATTGGCTGACATGTCCGACATGCATATCATTGGATCGCCCTCGCTGCCATTACAATAGATCAGATAGAACCAGCCGACACCCTCGCCAGCAGAATCACAAGGAATAATAACATCCTCACCTGACTGCGACATGGCCTCCAGTATCTCAGCAAAGTCCTTAGACTCTACGAGACAATCATCCTCACCATCATTGACAGTCACAGAATACCCTGCGTCCAGTATCTCCCTGATCAAAGTATGGCAGAACATACGATCATAGATGTTACAATACTCAGGGTAATTGGGTTCAAACTTTAGTGCATAGCTCATTGTTCCTGCTCCTCTAGCCATTTATCATCGCCCTTTATATCAGCGATTGCCTCGTCAATTTCCCACTGTTCCATGGGTGCATAATCATCTGCATCATCAAGGTACTCGTCACCATGCAACCAATCCTCACAACTACCATTCCAGTTTTTTTGTAACATGTTATAACTCCTATTAAAACCAAGTGGACATGGGGTTGGACAGTATCCAAAAGAATCCAACCCACATTAAGTAACTTAAGGATGCGAGGGTACACCATCCGAATACATCTGTCAAGAACTCCCTGCGATATTCGCGCTCCTGCTCTTTGATCATCTGCCTACGCTTTGCGCTATTCATTATTCTACTCCTTTAATTAGACCA